AATCTTATTTTTCTCGATGAGTTTGCATTTGTACCACAAAATATCGCCGAGCAATTTTTCTCATCGGTATATCCTACAATTTCTGCTGGGCAAACATCGAAAGTAATTATCGTATCTACACCCCACGGTATGAATATGTTTTATAAACTGTGGATGGATGCTGTAAACCAAAAGTCTCAGTTCAATGCTATCGAAGTTCATTGGTCGGAGGTACCGGGTCGAGATGAGGCCTGGAAAGAACAAACTATTGCTAACACTTCAGAGCAACAGTTTCTACAGGAATTTGAGTGTAGTTTCCTAGGGTCTATTGATACTCTTATAGCTCCCACTAAACTGCAAGTGATACCTACGTCTGATCCCATATCAAGTAATGGTGGTTTGGATGTTTATACTAACCCGGAAAAACGTCATCAATATGCTGTAACGGTTGACGTTGCACGAGGTGGTGCAAACGACTATTCTGCATTTGTAGTTATAGACATAAGCCAGATACCTTACAAGTTAGTGGCGAAATATAGAAATAATGAAATAAAACCTTTAGCACTACCAGAACTTGTATATAAGGTGTGTCGGGCATATAACGATGCTCACGTTATGGTAGAGATAAACGATGTTGGTGCACAGATAGCAGATGCTTTACATTACGACTTGGAATATGAAAATGTTATTATGACACAGATGCGAGGACGGCTGGGTCAGATAGTGGGTTCGGGTTTTGGTGATAAGGCAACTGACCTAGGTGTAAGAACAACAAAGGCTGTCAAAAAGGTTGGTTGTTCAAATTTGAAACAACTTATAGAAGGTGATAAACTTATCATACCAGACTTTGATATAATCGTAGAGTTATCAAACTTTGTTTCTAAAGGTGCATCGTTTGAAGCAGAAGAAGGTGCTACAGACGATTTGGTAATGTGTCTTGTTATATATTCTTGGTTGACAGACCAAAACTACTTCAAGGAACTTACAGATGATGATATTCGTAGGAGATTATTTCAGTCTCAACAGAAAATGATTGAAGAAGATATGGCACCATTTGGTTTTATAGATGACGGTATTGAGTGGGTAGAAGAAGCACCCTTTACTGATGTTGATGGAGACTATTGGACTCCTCACAAACTGCCTGGTGGTCAAATATAAAACGGTAATTCTTCTCCGTTTATCTGAGCATGCTCTATACGTTTTACACAATTAGCACATAAAACTTTAGATTCTTCTATAAGATTATCTGCCTTTTCTCGTTGTTTTGTATTAGGGGCCCATCTAGTATAAAGAGAATGTATTGTATCGTGATGTGGATACCATTCTAATACTTCAGGTTCAGATTCCCCACACCCACATTGTAAGTTTTTAAAAGTTTTTAGAAATTTATTATGTCTTATTCTGCCACGCATGATGGGTACCTCAGGTCGTTCAATTATTTATACACTTCATGCGTCATGTGTCTAAAATCACTATTTTTATAAATAATCGTACAAAAGAAAATCGACAAGTGATTATGTCCCTACATAATATTTTAATAGGAGATTAAAACAAATGGCAACACTAGTTTCCCCCGGAATTCTGGTCCAAGAAAAAGACCTAACCGGTATCGTAACAGGTGATGCTTCAACAATGGGTGGTATTGCTATCACAGCAGAAAAGGGCCCAGTTGAAGAAATCGTTACCGTAGGAAATGAATCAGAACTAGTTTCTCAGTTTGGAAAGCCTAATGCAGACACTTTTGAATGGTTCTTTACAGCTGCTGCGTTTTTGAAGTATGCTGGTGCGCTTCGAGTTGTTAGAATCAACTCAGGCCATGTCAACGCATGTAGTTCAGGTACAGCAATTATTGTAAAGAATACTGAACATTGGCTTGCAAACTATGCAGATGGTTCTGCTAATATAGGTCAGTGGGCTGGACGGTCCCCTGGCACTTGGGGTAACAACCTCAAAGTATGGCAGTGTCCTAGTGCTTCTACTTATGAGCAGCATCTGGGTACAAATAACCTTGTGGACGACGCGGCGGCAGCTGAAGGTGATACAACTATCGTTGTTGATGACGCCGATGCGTCTGGTTATGCTATCGTAGTAAACGATATTATTTCTTTCACTTCTGACACGGCTGGCCAGGTACCTCTGTCAGGTCACGAAGGTGTGGAGTATATCGTTACAGAAGTAAACACAACCACAAACACACTAACTTTCAAACAGCATGGCGTATTCTCTACAAAGGGTCTGGCCGCTACAGTTGCTGATGACTCTAACATCACACGCCGATGGCGTTGGTATGAGGAGTTCGCTGGTGCACCTGGAACATCTACTGACGTAGCAAATGCCAGTGGTTCTGGTGACGAGATGCATATCATTATTACAGATGAAGATGGTGGTCTTACGGGCACAACAAATCAGATTCTTGAAAAATGGTCGCATGTTTCTAAGGCTAACGATGCAAGAACAGATAGTGGCGATGCTAATTATTATCGTGATGTTCTTTATAATAGTTCCGAATATATCTTCTGGATGAAGCATAATACTGCAGGTACTAACTGGGGTAATGCAAAGGCTGGAACAACATTTACAGATGTTATTCCATCCAGTGAAATTTCATTGACAGGTGGTACAGATGACTATACACCGACAAACGGTGAAAAGAAAGATGCTTATGATCTTTTCGATCAGGATCAGTTACCCGTCAGTCTGATGATTGCTGGACCTGGTGATGCAACTCATGTCACAAATCTTATTGACATTGCTGAGAAACGTAAGGACCTCATGGTCTTTGCTTCTCCGGAACGTGCTGACGTTGTTGGAGTTTCTAACTCTTTCACACAGACAAACAATGTCCGTAATTTCTTCCTTGGCATCGCAAGTACATCTTATGCTGTGTTTGACAGTGGTTATAAGAAGATGTACGACAAATATAACGACCAGTATCGTTACATCCCTCTCAATGGTGATACGGCAGGTTGTACTGCAAATGCCGAACTCGTAGCAGATGCTTGGTTCTCGCCTGCAGGTTTGAATCGTGGTAATATCCGCTCCGCAGTTGGTCTGGCTTACAACCCATCGCAGTCGCAACGAGATACTTTGTATCGTAATCGTATCAATCCCATTTGTGCTTTCCCGGGTGAAGGTACATTACTTTGGGGTGATAAAACTGGTCTGTCCCGCAACAGTGCATTCAACCGCATCAATGTTCGCCGACTCTTCCTGTATCTTGAAGATGCTATCGAACGTGCTGCGAAAGCTGTCCTCTTTGAATTCAACGATGAGTTTACAAGAGAGCAGTTCGTAGGAATGGTAGAACCCTTCCTTCGTGATGTGCAGGGTCGTAGAGGTATCACTGATTTCCATGTTGTTTGTGATGAAACAAATAACACCGGTCAGGTCATTGATGCTAATGAACTTCGGGCTGATATCTATATCAAACCCGCACGTTCTATCAACTTTATCACATTGACGTTTGTGGCAACACGGACAGGCGTTGACTTTGCAGACGTAATAAGTTAAGGAGAAAATAACAGATGGCACAACTATCAGAATTTGTAGGAGCTCTGAAAGACGGCGGTGCACGAGCTAATCAGTTCGAGGTAAACATCACCGGCGGTCCTGCAGGACTATTGACTTCTTCTCAAGACTTTAAGTTCCTTTGCAGAGGCACAACTGTTCCGGCTTTGACCATGGGTGAAATTACCCTAGGTTATCGTGGCCGACAGATTTTTGTCGCTGGTGATAGAACTTATGACACTTGGACAGTAACCGTTATGAGTGATCGTGGTATGATTATGAGGTCTGCTTTTGAACAATGGCAGTCATTCTTGGGAGACATCGGTGGTAGCACAGTACGAAGCGCCATTGGTGAGAATCCAGCTTCATACTACGGCACAGCACTCATCAAACAAAAAGATCGTAACGATGCGACACTCCGGACATATACTCTTTATGACGTTTGGCCGACTTCGGTTGACGCAATGGAGTTTAGTCAGGAAACATCTGATGCGATTCTTGAGTTTGGTGTTACATTTCGATTCAACCACATGACAATCTCAGGTGCGCCTACGGGTCAGTTGGGTACGACAGGTGGAGGCGGTGGAGCAGGTAATACACGGCCTCGATAAGAAGTTTAGAGTAGTACAGTTGTAGGTGATATAAATAGTTATACTATGGCAGAACTATTTGGTTTTACAATCAAAAGGGGCGGGGACGATAAGGCGAAAAGCTTTGTCGCCCCTGCTCCTGACGATGGTTCTTTAGACATTGGGGCCGCTGCGGGTTTCTTTGGTCAATATTATGGAGCAGAAGCTGTTCCTAAAAATGATTTTGATCTTGTAAAGAAATACCGCATGACAGCGGAGCATCCCGAGGCCGATCAAGCAATAGAAGATATCGTGAATGAAGCAATCCTTGCTTCCGTTAATGAGCCTTCTGTATCTTTAGTCTTAAACTTCACAAACTATTCCACTTCTATCAAGAAGAAAATTAGGGACGAGTTTTCACACTGTCTTAAACTTCTTCATTGGAATCAGAAGGGACATGAGTTTTTCCGAAGATGGTATGTCGATGGACGTATTTACTTTCATAAAATGGTGGATATGGAGAATCCCAAAAAAGGTATACGGGAAGTACGATACATTGATCCTCGAAATATTAAAAAGGTTAGAGAAATACAAAAGGAAAAAAACAAACAGGGTGTCGATATTGTTAAAAATGTCAATGAGTTTTTTCTTTATAACGAAGAAGGAATTTATCCGGCGTTTCATGGCCACGGTGGAGCTGGAACTGGTGCCAAAATATCTAAAGATGCTGTCGTATATGTAACCTCAGGTTACTTTGAACCCACATCAAACCAAGTTTATTCTTATTTACATAAAGCTATAAAACCCGTCAATCAGTTGCGTATGATTGAAGATGCGATTGTTATATATCGTATTTCACGGGCTCCAGAAAGACGTATCTTCTACATAGACGTTGGTAACTTACCTAAACAGAAAGCGGAACAGTATCTAAAAGATATTATGAACCGTTATCGTAATAAGCTCGTTTACGATTCAAGTTCAGGTGAAGTTCGCGACGACAGACAGAAAATGTCAATGTTGGAAGACTTTTGGTTACCAAGACGAGAAGGCGGGCGAGGCACAGAGATTACTACTTTGCCTGGTGGTCAGAATCTTGGCGAACTGGAAGATGTCAAGTATTTTCAGAATAAACTATACCGTGCACTAAACGTACCTATTTCCAGAATGGAATCAGACTCAGGGTTCAATTTGGGTCGATCCACAGAGATAACACGGGACGAGGTAAAGTTCACGAAGTTTGTAGATAAACTACGACGAAAATTTACAGATATTTTTCACGATCTACTCAAGACTCAGCTGATACTCAAGGGTATCATTACGTCTGATGATTGGGAGATATTGAAAGAACAAATCACATATGATTTTCTACAAGACAATCACTTTTCTGAACTCAAGGATGCAGAAATACTGGGTGAACGTATCGACATTCTTGACAGACTAACAGATTATATTGGAATGTATTATTCACATGAATGGGTACGGAAAAATGTTTTGCGTCAATCTGATAGAGAAATTGAGGTTATGGATGGCGAGATAGAAGCTGAAAAGAAGAAGATGGGTGATGATGAAGGTGGAACGGACGCATTTTTATAAATAGATGAGGAATAATTATGTCAGATAAGACAGAAACAAACGAATTATCGGCTGATGATAGTATCAAGAATATTATTGATGCTATTGCAGGCGGTGATACAGTTAAGGCTGGGTCAAGTTTTGACCAGGTAATGTCTACTAAACAGGCGGACATCATGGACACACGCAAACAAGAGTTTGCTGGTCAGATGTTTGCTAGTCCGGTAGAAGAACCATCGCCTGAGGTTGAGGAGCCCCAGCCAGAGGAAGAATAAAATGAAACTTATTTCCGAACATATCGAAAATATTGAATATATTACTGAAGCTAAAGATGGTGGCGGTAAGGATTATAAAATCCGTGGCGTTTTTCTACAGGCCGATGTTAAGAATCGTAATGGTAGAGTATATCCTTATCCAGTTTTACAGAAAGAAGTAAGTCGATATAATAAGGAGTTTATTCAGAAAAAACGTGCCTTCGGGGAGTTAGGACATCCCGACGGCCCTACAGTCAATCTTGAAAGAGTGTCACACATGATTACTAATCTTTGGCCCGATGATAATAACTTTATGGGCGAAGCTAAAATCATGGATACTCCTTATGGAAAGATTGTAAAGAATCTTATAGATGAAGGCGCTCAACTTGGTGTCTCCTCTAGAGGTATGGGTTCTCTGGAGCCCAAAAAAGGTGCGCAGTATGTAAGAGATGATTTTTATCTCGCAACGGCTGCTGATATCGTAGCAGACCCATCGGCTCCTAATGCTTTCGTGGAAGGTATCATGGAAGGTAAGGAATGGATTTGGGACAATGGTATCGTTAAAGAAGTAGATATTGAAAATTATTACAGGGAAATTGACTCTCAGCGTAAAGATCGTGCAGTTGCGCAGTTGAAGGTCTGGGAAGATTTCCTTTCAAAGTTATAATTTTTATAAATAATAAAAAACGAATATAGGAGTCAATCCAAAATGTCAGAAGAACTTAACACAAAGTTGGAAGAGCTTCTAGACGCCGAGTTAACTGAGGAAGAAGTTACAAAAATGGAACAAGATATCCAAAAATTAGATGAAACAGATGATTTAGGTAGTGATCCTTCAAAGGCCGCTGATAAAGCTAAGGCTGCGAAGAAGCCTTCTGCTGGTGGTGGAGATAAATCTGATCTGTCTAATGATGCGGAAGACCTTGGTCCTGCAGTTGACGATCCTGAGGCAAAAGATTCTGGTATGGGTAAAGCCGCTGATAAAGCGAAGAAAGCCAAACCTACGAATTCTGCCGGATCGGAGTCCAAAGTTAAACAAGGTGGTTCTGGTGAAGCTACTCCAGGTGAACCGATGAAGATTGCCGCTGGCGATGAAGTCGAACATGACGGAGAACAACTAGAGGAAGCCCGTATGACCAAAGCTGGTATGCTTGAGGATCTTGCGAAGCAACTTGAAAGTCTTGGTAAACTCAATAAAGCTGATCTTAAAGCTATGCATGAGAAAATCTCTGCAATCGCTAAGGGTGATAGTGAAGAAATTGAGGAAGGTAAGACGGATAAGGAACTTGAAGAACTCAAAGCTCAAAAGAAAGAAATCGAAGATCGTATGAAGAAAATTTCTGTGAAAGAAGATGTTGCCGCCCTCGTAGATGGCGAAGGCCTTTCGGAAGAATTCAAAGACAAAGCTACAACTATTTTTGAAGCTGCTGTCAAACAGAAAGTCAAAACAGAAATTGAACGGCTCGAAGAAGAATATGCTGAGAAATTAGCTGACGAAGTTGAAGCGAAAACCGCTGAAACAACAGAGAAAGTAGATGCTTACTTGAACTACGTTGTGGAAGAGTGGATGAAGCAGAACGAAGTTGCTATTGAGCATAAACTTAAAACAGAAATCACCGAGAACTTCATTACAGGCCTGAAAGGTTTGTTTGAAGAACACAACATTGCTATCCCTGATGAGCAATTTGATATTCTTGACGCTGCTGCGAAGCAGGCTGACGAAATGGAAGCCAAGCTGAACGAGCAGACAGAGAAGAATGTTGAACTTACTCAGCGTGTTGGGGAACTTGAGCAACAGGAAATTCTCGTTGATGTGGCTTCCGACCTAGCGGATACGGAAGTGGAAAAATTTGTCGGTCTAGCAGAAAGTGTTAGTTACGAAGGTAGTGAAGATTATCGTGGTAAGTTGAACACGATCAAAGAGAGCTATTTTCAACGGACTGTAAAGGAAGACGAAGAGGAGGCAGCACCTATTTACAATGAAAACGGTGACGTTAGCGATAGAATGGCTGCTTATATGTCTGCAATCTCAAAAGTAGGTGCGCAGAAATAACAAAAACTATAAATAGTACTAAAATATTTTAGGAGAATATAAAATGTTTCAATCAGAACATTTACAGGAAAAATGGCAGCCAGTACTTGAGCATTCTGACCTCCCAGAGATTAAAGATAGCTACAAGCGTGCAGTCACAACTGTAATTCTAGAAAACCAAGAGCGTGCGATGTCGGAAGATAGAGCCTTTTTGCGAGAGGCAGCGCCCACGAACTCGACAGGTAGTGCCGTCGATAACTGGGACCCGATCCTTATCTCTCTCATCCGTCGTGCCATGCCTAACCTTATCGCTTATGATATCTGCGGTGTTCAGCCTATGTCTGGCCCCACAGGTCTCATCTTTGCGATGAAATCACGATACACCAACCAGACCGGTACAGAAGCTTTCACGTCCGAGGCCGATACTGACTTTTCGTCCAATGACGCGGCTGGTGACCTTCAGTCTGACGACCATACTGGAGCTGACGTCCTTTCGGATATGTCTGCTCACGTTACAGGCGGTGGAATGACAACAGCCCAGGCGGAAGCCTTGGGTGATGCGACAGCTAACTCGTTTGCCGAGATGGCATTCAGCATCGACAAAGTGACCGTGACTGCGAAGTCCCGTGCACTGAAAGCTGAGTACTCAATGGAACTCGCTCAGGATCTTAAAGCCATTCATGGTTTGGATGCTGAAACAGAACTTGCGAATATCCTCAGTTCTGAGATCCTGGCTGAAATCAACCGGGAAGTGGTCCGCACAATCTATTCGTCCTCGAAGAACGGTGCCCAGACAAATACAGCGACAGCTGGTATTTTCGACCTCGATACAGACTCCAACGGTCGTTGGTCTGTTGAGAAGTTCAAAGGCATGATGTTCCAGATCGAGCGTGATGCTAATGTCATCGCTCAGGACACACGTCGCGGTAAAGGTAACATCCTCATCTGTGATGCGGACGTTGCTTCTGCTCTTTCCATGGCCGGTATGCTTGACAACGCCACAGGCCTGTCCAACAACTTGAATGTTGATGACACAGGTTCGACGTTTGCTGGTACACTCAATGGTCGTTTCAAAGTCTATGTTGACCCGTATGCGAACAACAGCACAGCTACTAAGTTCTTTGTTGTTGGGTATAAGGGCACATCGCCTTATGACGCTGGTCTTTTCTATTGCCCGTATGTCCCGCTCCAGATGGTGCGTGCCGTTGGTGAGCAGACATTTCAGCCGAAGATTGGCTTCAAAACTCGTTATGGAATGGTTGCCAACCCGTTTGCCACAACTGCTGGCGACGGCGTTATCGACTTGACCAACCCGGGTTCTAGCGCACGTAATATGTATTATAGGCGTGTCCAGGTCAATAACCTTATGTAGGATAAAAATACTCAACATAATAACTATTATAAGAGTATAGTTGGAGACCCCGCTTCGGCGGGGTTTTCTTTTGGTTGAATCATTATAAATAGTAGTATGGCCGATCCGACATATGATACCGCTGGAAATTTAAATACAGCACGCGTCACTGCATACAAACGACAACCGGACGTTATGGACTATGCTCAGAATAGTCAGTTCCGTGTCACGTTCTCCAACTATCCTTTGGCAGAGTATTTCTGTACTGCCGCTGTTATTCCAGGAATTTCTTTGGGTGTTGCAGAAGTTGGTACTCGGTTATCCAATATGCCAATCGTTGGCGATCAAATATCTTATGATAATTTTGATATGACCTTTTTGGTAGATGAAGAATTGAAGAACTATAGAGAGATACATGACTGGATGGTTAGTATAGGTTTCCCCTACGATCACAAACAGTTCAAATCTGTAGATCGTCGTGATGATGTAAATACACGAAGGGGTGAGAGGATGTTATATGATGATATTATGCTTACAGTGTTATCCAGTAAGAATAATCCAGTAGTCCGCATAAAGATGTTAGAAGCATTCCCCATAGCGTTGAGTGGTTTGGCCTACACACAGGCTGGTGTAGATGTTGAATACTTGACCGCAGATGTAACCTTTACATACATGACCTACGAATTCAAAACTATATAAATAAAAATGAGAGGATAGTTTGAATAGCAAGCCCTAATTTATACAATCTTTTTCACATAATATAATGTAAAAGACAATATATCTTTATACGGGTGGGAGGCTTTTGAACTACCCTCTCTTTTTTTAGGAATTTATTATGCAATTTAGTGAGATATCGGCAATGGCCGATGAAGATTTGAAAATTGATGACACGGAGTTAGATATAGAATCTCTCCGCACTCCACAATTACATAACAAGTATATGAAATTGTATGCTCAATTTTCTTCAAAATTAAAACAAACGCAAGATACGAGAAAAACTTTATATAAAGAAAAGTGGGAATACTATACTGGTAAGGCTCCTACAGAGGTGTATGTAGAGAAGCCGTTTGACTTGAAAGTATTGAAAAATGATGTTCAGATGTATATCGAGGCTGATCCTGAATATCAAGAAATTACCCAAAAGGAGGCATATTTTAATACTGTCGTAGATTACTTACAGAAAACTATACAACAAATTGCTAATCGTAGTTTTGCGATTAACAATGCTATCAAATGGAAAATGTTTTTGCACGGTGAGTGATGGATGTATTGATTGAAAAGTTTAATGAAGTCTACCTCAGAATTTCAGCTGATGCAGGAGCAGCTAAAGAATTACACGAATTCTTCTCGTTTGAAATACCGAATGCAAGATATATGCCGTCGGTACGCAATCGTGTCTGGTCCGGTCGTATTCATTTATTCAGTCCTGCTACTGGTCAAATATATGTGGGACTATATCCTTATGTCAAGGAGTTTTGCAAGAAGCAAGGGTACCGAGTCAGAGTAAATGGTGCTGTTGAAGCTGACAACGGTGTAGACAAACAACTTGTTCGTAAATTTGTAAATGGGTTAAAATCTAAAGTCAAGGTACGTCCGTATCAATTAGATGCCATTCATCATATTATCAATACCAATAGAGGTCTAATATTGTCTCCTACTGGTTCAGGTAAGTCCTTTATCATCTACTGCTTGGCCAGGTACTATGTCGATTTGTTGCAAGATCGAAAAGTTCTAATCATTGTTCCAACGACCAGTCTGGTAGAACAACTGTTTTCTGATTTTGCTGACTACGGTTGGTTCCCCGAGGACTTTTGCCATCGTGTATATTCGGGTATGGATAAGAATACCCCCAAAGAGGTTGTTATCTCTACCTGGCAATCTATATACAAACTACCAAAAAGTTATTTCAAACAGTTTGGTGCTGTCTTTGTTGATGAATGTCATCTGGCAAAAGCAAAATCTTTAGTCGGCATTATGACTAAACTACATGATTGTAAATATCGTATCGGTACTACAGGTACTCTGGACGGACAAGAGGTACATAGATTAGTATTGGAAGGATTGTTTGCCAAGCATACACAAGTCACAACAACATCTAAACTGATAGAAGATAAACAGTTATCTAATTTACATATACATTGCTTGGTATTGGAACACGATAAGAAACAAAGAATACAAAGAGATTATCAAGCGGAGATAGATTTTCTTGCTCAGTATCCACCCAGAAATAATTTCATAACTAAAGTTGCTTATCAGGAAAGAGGTAATACATTAATACTCTGTCGGTATATTGTTCAACTGAGACATTTGCATGAATTGTTAGAACCTATGGGTAGACCTGTTCATTTGGTCTATGGCCAGACACCTACTGATGATCGTGAGCAAGTTCGTTCTCTTGTAGAAAAACAAGATGATGTTATTATACTTGCATCGTATGGTGTATTTTCTACTGGGATCAATATAAAGAGATTACATAATATTATATTTGGTAGTCCATACAAA